GAACCAAATGGAGAAACTAAATGAGTTTAGAGAGTGGCCAGCAACAAAATCAAACGACACAACCGGCTCAAGGGCAAGGCGTCAATTCTAATGCTGGCAGTCAGCCGACTAATACAACCTTATTAGGGCAAAATCCCACACAGCAGGCTTCAATGGCTGATTGGAAAAGTGGGTTTGACAGTGACACCCAAGCGCTTGTTGGGGCTAAGGGATGGAAGGGGCCGCAAGATATGGCTAAAAGCTATATGGGCCTTGAAAAGTTGGTCGGCGGCAAGAATATTGTTCAACCGAAAGAGGGCGCATCCGAACAAGAGTGGAATTCATATTATGAAAAACTCGGACGCCCCTCGAAATCTGATGATTATAAGCTGGAGCGGTCAAAGGATTTCCAGCTTTATGACGAAACTGCAACTTCTAAATACAAACAAATTGCGCATAAGGCCGGTTTGACCGCTAAACAGGCGCAAATAGTTCATGATGAGTATTATTCGTTTGAAAACCAGCGCTATGCGGAGCAAAAGGCTGCGCAGCAAGATAGAACCCAAGAAGTCGGGCAAAATATGCGTAAGGAATGGGGCGCTGCTTACGATCAGAATATTAAGATGGCCGAGGCTGCGGCCAATGATCTATTCAAGGATAACCCTGAATTAATTGAAGCATTGCACAATACGATGGGCGAGGGTTTTTATAAAATGGTTTATGGATATGCCAAGAACACAACTGACCCGCGCATGGTAACCGGTAGAGATAATGCCAATTGGGCAATGGCACCAGACCAGGCATTAAGGGAGATTAAGAGATTACAGGGTGACGGCGAATTTAACAAAAAATGGCTCAATAACCAGCATCCCGAACATGAATACGCAAAGAATGAAATGACCCGTTTAAATCGGTTGGCGTATCCAGACAATAAATAAAGTTTCTTTGGACAAGCCGCAAGGCCCCATCGTAAAGCTGTGATATCAGCCGCCCATCATGAGCGCATCATGTAGTTGGAGGCCGTTTGATAGTGCGATAACCCTTAATTGGGCCGCCGCTTAGAACGATAACCCCTACGAAAAAAGCAAACAAATTTTATTATAACTTTTTTCTCGTAGGAGATTTTACAATGAGTTTTCAAGTTGATACAGCTTTTGTTAAGCAATACAGCAGCACCTTACAATATCTGGTGCAGCAAAAGGGTTCGCGCCTGCGCGAGGCCGTTAGAACTGAGACATTAACCGGTGAAGAAGCCTATTATGACCAAATCGGTGCCACTGAAGCCCAGGAAAAAACCGCCCGCCACGGCGACAGCCCGTTGATTTCCACGCCGCACAGTCGTAGGCGTGTCAACCAGCGTGATTTTGAATGGGGCGATCTGGTGGATAAGCCGGATAAGGTGCGTTTGCTGGTCGATCCTACATCCAATTATCTGCAATCAGCCATGTGGTCACTGGGCAGGCGTATGGATGATATCGTTATTGAAGCGGCCTCTGCATCTTCATTAACCGGCAAAAACGGCACGGTATCAGTCCCGTTACCGGCATCCCAAAAAATCGCCGTTGGTGCGGCTGGTTTAACTTTGGCAAAGCTTATAAGCGCCAAAGAAATTTTGGATGCTGGCGAAGTCGACCCCGATGAGCCGCGTTACATTGCGGTCACGGCCCGACAAGTAACCAATTTGCTGAACACCACCGAGGTCAAATCGTCTGATTACAATTCGGTGAAAGCCTTAGTTGCCGGACAAATTGACACTTTTATGGGCTTCAAATTCATCCGCACTCAACGGTTAGCAGTTGATGGGGCTGCAAGCCGATTGGTGTTGGCGTGGGTCAAGAGTGGGTTGTTGCTCGCAATTGGCCAGGATATGCAGGGCCAAATTGCCCTGCGTCCCGATAAAAGCTTTTCCACCTACGTCTATGCTTGCTTGTCTTGTGCGGCAACCAGGATGGAAGAGGCCAAAATTGTTGAAATCGCTTGTTTAGAATAAAGGTGAAATATGGCTGTTTTATACGGTACTCAAATGACGACTATCCGCACCACTACAAACAAAGCTGAGGTTGGTGCAGTTGGCGGACGGGTTCGATGCTTTAGTGAAACCGTAACCCTTGCTTCTCAGGCAACAACCGACACAATTGAAGTCGGTATTTTGCCGATTGGGGCAAGATTCTTATACGGTGTCTATAACTCAACAGTAACGTTGGGTGGCACGGCTGAGATTGCTATCGGTATTACCGGCAGTACAGCTAAATATATGGCATCCACTGCTTTAACTGCTGTTACACCAACCCTATTTGGTAAGGGTGCGGCGGTCGGGGTTAAATTAACTGCACAAGAAATTGTGTTTATAACGATTGCGGTCGCGGCGCTGCCAGCTTCCGGCACTGTTTCTATCCAATTGTTTTACACAATCGACTAAAGAAGGGAGGGGGTGAAAGCCCCCTCACTACCCAATGACAAGTAAGGTTCAGATATGCAATCAAGCGCTTGGGATGTTAAGCCAAAAATCAATCGCCAGTTTGGCCGATAACACGCTTCAGGCTGAAACTTGCAATACCTATTACCAGCAAGTGGTCGATGCGTTACTAAGTTCAGGTGATTGGAACTCTGCCACCTGCCAGGCTTTGCTTGCAGCTGAAGCGACGACCCCTATATGGGAATACGGTTATCAATACCCGTTGCCTTCCGGTTTAGACCCAACTTATCCGTACTGTCTAAGGGTTCTTAAGGTTAATGGAGAAGATGAGGAAAATAATGGGTGGGAACGGCGCGGAAATAAAATTCTGACCGACTTCGCCCCTCCTTTAAAAATAACATATTTGGGCCGTGTTAACGAAACACTATTCACCCCTGGTCTTATTGATTCAATTGCCGCGGAGATGGCCCTACGGATGGCTGCAAGATTTACAGAAAGCGGTGCAAAGGTGCAACAAGCACAATCACTTGGGGCTTTGATGAAGGCTGACGCTAGGCGCATAGATGCTAAGGAAAGCAAAGATAGTATTATAGACGCCTCTCGTTGGCTCAATTCGAGGTATTAATGACGACTTTAACCCCGCTTATGGCATCTTTCAATGGCGGTGAATGGGCTCCTGAATTATGGGGTCGTTCTGATATTGCCAAATATGTGAACGCGGCTAAGAAACAAAGCAATTTTATCTCATTGCCGGAAGGGCCATTGAAACCAAGGCCAGGAACATTCTACGTATCGTCCACTAAAGACAATTTGACGGCTAGATTGCTGCCGTTTGAATTCTCTTTAACCCAAGCTTATATCATCGAGTGTACAAATTTATTATTCCGCTTTTATAAGGATAACGGCATAATAGAAACAGTGCCGGGATCGCCTTATGAATTAGTATCACCTTTCGCAGAAGCGACCTTGCCAAATATAAAATACGCCCAGTCAAATGATGTGCTTTATTTGGTGAATCCTGCGGTAAGACCACAGAAATTAACGCGTACGGGTCATACAAGCTGGACGATTACGCCGATTGATTTCCAAGATGGGCCTTATTTGGATCTCAACGTGACGGCAACCACTTTTACCCCGGCTGCCACAACTGGCACAGGTATAAATCTAACTGCCTCTACTGCCACCTTTGCCGCAACCGATGTTGGAAGACATGTTAGGATAAAACAGGGAACCACATGGGGATGGGCCATTATCACGGCATTCACAAGCACGACTGTTGTGGTGATAACGATTAAAAGTGATTTCGCATCAACGGCGGCTTCAAAGAATTGGCGCATGGGCGCTTGGTCTGACACATTAGGCTGGCCGTCGGTTGTTATATTTTATGAACGCAGATTGTTCTTAGGTAATTCTGCTACCCTACCTCAAACATTATGGGGAAGCGAAAGCGACAATTTTGAAAGCATGGCCCCAAGCAAAACAACGGACACCATTGTTGACAGCAGCGCCATCACTTATACAATTGATGATAACCAAGTTCATAACATCCAGTGGCTTTCATCCTCCGAGAAATTAACAATCGGAACGTCCAGCGGGGAATTTGCGGCGCAGGCATCAACCCTAAACGAAGGTTTGACGCCAACGAACATCACCATTCGCAACAAAAGCCGGATCGGTTCTGCCAATGTCTCCCCTGTTTTAATTGAACAATCTACAATCTTTGTGCAAACGGCTGGCCGGTCAATATATGAATTTGTGTTTGATGATATCAATAGCCCGGTTAATAGCACCGAGGTCAGCATTTTTTCAAAACATATGCTTAGGGGGTTTGTTCGGGAGATCAGCTATCAGAAAAAGCCTTGGAACCTCATTTGGGGATGCTGCCAGGACGGATCATTATTTGCGGTGACTTTCTTAAAAGAGCAGGAAGTGTTGGCATTCCACCGTCATCCGATAGGCGGCACTAACGCCAAAGTTCTTTCTATTGCAACCATACCAAACCCAGGCAGTAATCAGGTCTGGCTGGTGGTTGAACGTCTTATTAATGGATCAGTAAAGCGGTATGTCGAATATATCACTGATGAGTATGTGCCTGAAGATGCAGATGATAAAGACGGTTTTGTTTATACGGATTCATCGCTTGAGTATTTTGGCGCACCTGTGACCAAGATTACGAGGCTTGATCATATCATCGGGGAAGAAGTTCAAATCCTTGCCAACGGCGCATCACATCCCAATCGAATTGTGGCGAGCGATGGCAGTGTCACGTTAAACAGGCCAACCACGATTGCACAGGTCGGACTTAAAAACGAAAGTGAGTTTATTCCCTTAAACTTTGAGCCAATCGGACAATTTGGGTCAACGTTGCAGCAGAAAAAAACAATTGATCGCCTAGCTATACAATTGTCAAGCTCTTTAGGTGGTGTCCTTGGCGATGAAAGCAAGCAATACGATATTATGGATAGTTCGCCAAGCATGCCAATGGATCAAAGCCCGCCGTTGTTCACTGGGAAAATAATTCAGAAAATGCCGAACGGGTGGGATGATACGCAATCCATTGTTATTAAGCGCATTCAGCCATTTCCTTTGAACATTTTAGCAATTTCACCACGGATATCAATCGTAGAGGAACCCACAGTATGAGCGTTGGATTAGCAGGGTTAGGGCTTGGGTTTGTAGGCTCAATCTTCCAGGGCATTGCTGGCAGGAATGCCGCAAAATATAACGCAGATGTTGCCAAGAATAACGCGAAGGCTCGCCAGCAGCAGGGCGATTACGAAGCCGATTTGCAGGCCCGTGAAAATGAGCGGTCCATTGGCCGTCAACAGGTGCAAGGTGCTAAGAGCGGTGCAACCTTAAGCGGGTCGTTGCTGGATAGCTTGGTCAAATCTGCCGGGGAAGGCCAGCAGGAAGTGGACGCGATCAATTACGGCACAACGCTTGATGTGAATGCACAAAAGCAACAGGCCAAGCAGTTTAAGAATGAAGCCAAATCCTCAATATTTAGTTCGGTTTTAAGCGGTGCAACCACCTTATTCAGCGGCCTTCAGAAGCAGAAGCCAAATGCGGCAAATCCGAATTCAGCTTTAGCTCCCAATCCTTACGCAAAATCTTGGCTTGGCAATAGTTGGACACCAAAGAAGATAGGATATTAGCATGGGCGAAATGAACACTATCATTGCAAGGCGCGGATTACCTGCTGGGCCAACTGCACCTTTCGCCTCTGCCAATGATTTTGGCGGCACGTTTGCAAGAAACCTGATGGTTGCAGGCGCGGGATTGCAAGACGCCCAGAAGCAAAAGGATGATTTCCTAGAGAACGAAGCGGCTGTTAACGCAGATGCTACACTTTCCCAAGCCAGGATTGATTGGCAACAAAAGCTCCAGGATAGGCAGGATGGGTTTACGGGCGATCCTACGGGGTTTGCCAAGGGGATTGATAAGGAGTTCCAGGAATATGCCAAGGCACGCGTGGCGGCTCCAAAAACGCTTCTGGAGGCTAATAAGATTAAGCAGGGTCTTGATCATTTACGCGCCAGTGTTTTTTCCCAAAGCCAGAATTTTGAAGTCGGCGAGCGTCAAGGGCAGATGCGGGCGAATTTCCAGCAATCAAATGCGAACGATATTGCCTTTGTTGAAAATGGTGGTGATATCAACGTTGCCAGAACTTCAATAGCCAATCGACTGATGGGTGCTGACCAGGGTGGGTTTGCAGGTGGCGATGTAATCAGGCTTGGCTATGATCTGAACCAGCAGGTTAATTCAGCCAAGGTTGTCAACCTTGCAAAAACCGATCCTGCCAAGGCACTAGAGCTTATTAATGGCAACCGCAATACGTTATACGCAGCGGTTGAGAAACAGGAAAGCAATGGCAATCCGAATGCGGAGTCATCTAAGGGAGCGATTGGTCTTTACCAATTGATGCCAGCAACGGCACGCGAAACAGCAGCTAAATTGGGTCTAACTGACGTTGCAAATATGGATGACGTGCAGCTTAAGGAAGCTCTAAAAAATCCAGACACCAACAAAATACTTGGTCAAGCCTATCTAAATCAATTGCTTGACAGATACGACAATAACAAAGTCTTGGCTTTGGCCGCTTACAATGGCGGGATGGGCAATGTGGATGAATGGCTTAAAACCATTGGAGACCCGCGCACTGGAGCCATTACTGAAGAAGATTTTATCAAAAATATCCCATTTGGCGAAACAAAGAATTACGTTCAGAATATCCTTGGCAATAACCCATCCGCTGCAGGCGATCCGTATTTTGCAGAATTGCAGGGGCAATACAAGGATCAGACTGCAAGGCAAGTTGAGCAAATCCATCATGAATGGCAAGTCGGCCAACAAGCCTCATTGTTGCAGCAATTCTCTGATGTAGGCGCACAATTGCGTAATGGTATTGCGGTTCCCCCGGATAAGTTGGTTTCTTTGCAACGCGCCCAAGATATTTTAGGGGAGAATGAAGGAAAAAGATACTGGCAGCAACAAGAAAACCTGCGTCAAAGTCAAGGCGGCGTTGCATTATTGCAGCGGACACCAACCGAACAATTGGCTGGGGTAATTGATAATTACAAGCCGCTGGAAGGCCAGATTGGCTATGACAACCAAGATCAGGTTTACGGAATTATTTCCAAAGCTGCCCAGCTTGAAATTCAACAACGGCAGAAGGACCCGGCAGCAGTCGCCGAACGGAATAACAGCCAATTAGCTGCTATGGCGCAGGATCAAGAGACTTACAACGATCCGGCGCTTATGCAACGGTACAATGATATGTTACTGACGGAACAAAAGGGGCTTGGAATACGTGACCCTCGCCTTTTGACGCAAGCGCAGATAGGTGAATTTTCCGCCCGCGCCAACCGCGCAATCACAAACAAAAATAGCACAGAATTGCTGGGCATTTTTCAGGGGTTCACAGATTTATACGGATATTACGCACCGATGGCTCTGGCGGAGTTGCAATCTAGCGGGAACTTACCTAAGGGCGCGGTAGGGTTTATTGCCCTAACAGGAAAAAATCAAGCTTTGGATAGTCAAGCTTTGGCTGACGGCATAGTCAATTATGATGCCTACAAGCAGAAAGTCGGAAAACAATACACCCCGATGATGGAGGAGCTTGAAAAGGGGCTTGATCCCCTTTTCGCCACAATGGACATCGAGCAGCGGGCCATGATTAGGGAGGCAGCCGAGCGGACAGCTATGGGGTTTTCAGCACATATGAACCCAACGGAGGCTGCACAGGCAGCGGTTAAGGCTTTCTCCGATCAATATACGATTAACGGCAAGGTGAGGATCGACAACACCAGGTTTCCTGCGGAGCAGATCACGCCGTTACTGGACTACGCGCAGGATAATATTCAGCTTGCCAGCGGCTTGTTTGATGCCGTTGGGATGGTTGGAATAGACCCTAAGAAAGACCCCGGTCTTTTCAGCGGCATAGCTGCGTCGCTTACCTCGGATCGCCTGCGTAATTCATATTTCGCGACAAATGAAATGGAAGACGGGGTTGTATTGCTGGATGAATACGAACAAGCGGTAACCATTGGTGGCAAGCCAGTGGAAATAAAGTTTGATGACATGATCAAAGCAAGAAATAGCTTTCCTGTATTAAGTGAAAAATACAATTCTAGGCCGCATTACGGCGCAGAACTTCACCAGGCAAAGAAAGATTATGTTTTGTCCTTATTCGGCATTAAAAAATGATATTTGGCAAAAAACCCACCGTAGACCCATTATATCAAGCTTATGGCCCAGGCACTCCATTTAGTTCTGGCGCTGCTTTAGGAACCGCGTTTGACGATGCGCGAGCCTTAAATCTTGGCGAAGCGTTTGGTAGGAATGTTTTACAGCGGGCTATTCGAAACCCCGACAGGTTTACACCTGAGAAGATACAAGCCTTGCAGGCGCTTGGTTTTGCAACTGATGAGGAAGCTGGTTATTTACGGGATGCCATTAATTCCCCGATGCTTACGGCAGAGCAAGCCAACGAGGAATTTAGCGCGAATGGTGCTTTACATTTCGATGCCCCTATACGCAGGACTGAAGCCAAGTTCATTTACGATAACAAGGTTAAGAGCATCATCCGCAACGAGCGTTTAAGCCGGGCTGATGGCGGGGTGTTTAATACAGTAGGACGTTTCATCGCTGGCATGGCCGCATCCACACTTGATCCTGGGGAATTGGCTATCAACTTTGTGCCAGCAGCAGGGATCGCTAAAAAGCTTGGTTATTTGAAGAATGCCGGGGTATTCAGTCGCGGCGCGATTGATGCCACCGCAGGCGCTTTGTTAACCCGCCCGTTTGTTGCCTATCAGTCAGCCCAAGAGCAAGGTGATTACGGCGTTCTGGATGTCATGCAGGATTTGGCTTTCGGTATTGTGGTTGGTGGCGGGTTGCCAGCGGCCTTCAACAAGGTTGGGGAATTCAGGGCAAGACGGTCGCTGCGTCGCAGCCAGCAGGTGTTTGATGCCGCTGCTGAGAAAACAGAAGCATTTGCAAGCCCGGTTGATTTCGATGTTACGGATAGCGCCTCATTAGATAGGGCCTTATCTATCGTTGACCGAGACGGGCCAAGCGTCATTGTCAAAAAAACCGACCCTGAAATCACTCAAGCGGCCATCGGCCAAATGGTCGATCGGCAATCGGTTGATGTCGGGGAAATTGCCATATTAAGGGAGCGCGTGAAACTTCGCGATGTTGAGGATAAGGTTGGGGATTTTGATGTGTACCGCGCCATCAGGGAAGATGATGTTATTATGGCGAAGGTTTTAGATGCAGAAGACGGGGTTACCTATTCATCGGGCGAGGTGACGGTAAGATCGGAACGTGGATTGCTGCCGGAAGATCCAAAAGAAATTATGCGTGATGTTGCTGATATTGTGGCAACCCATGAGCCGATTGCCAGGGATGCGGATGGCAGTTTCCGGTATGCGTTTAAGGACGGCGATAATGTGGTTGAATTGAAGGCCACCCAAATCCCATCGGTTGATGGCACGGTCAAGCGTTCCTTCGAAATAAAGAACGCTGCCAAGGACACACCGCTTTCAAGCCCTAGGAATTACAACATCCCTGAAAACCGGATTACTGATGCAGAAGTGCAACAGGGATTTGATGATTACGTGGCGCGGAAAAAGCTGGAAAGTAAACCCTTAAGGCCAGTCATCCGCAAAAGGCCGACCAACCAGACAGACCTTGAAGCCGATGTTGCCGATGCCAAGGAAGCGGTGGAACTGGCTGAAGGATCGCTCGGCAAAATGGCTGATGAAGAAAAGCAGTTTTTAAACGACATGGAAGGAAATTATGTGAAGCCTGAAGAGCAAGCAAAAACGGCACAAGCCGCCGCAACCTGTATCATAAAGGCATTATAATGGCAAAAGCAATTGATTGGGCGGGTTGCATCCAGAAGGTCAAGGAAACGGTCAAATCCACGTTGCCGGATGAAGATATCCTGGACATGCTAAGAAGGGCTAAGGCTGCTGCTGACCGCAAGAAAAAACTTGAAGGCAATTTGAACGATGCGGAATTCATCCGTGATTTTGCTAATGACAATCTGAATGAAGCGCAACGACAGGCATTATTGCGTAAAGTGCAACAGTTAAATGCGATCAGGGCTTACCGGCAGCGCAGTACCCATGTCAAGATGGCGCTTAAGGCCGGAATGAGCAATTTTGAGGCCGACTCCTCTTTAACCGTGACATCCTACAAATCCTTCGCTGGGGCTGCTGATAGTGTTGAGTCAAGGCAAAAGGCCAAATCCCATCAGTATGGCAATGTGTATAATGAAATTGAACTGGCCGGGCATAGTGACATTGTCCGCAAACCAACACCAGAGTTTGAGCGTGATTTTGCCATAGAAAAGGCCATCCTTGATGGCTTGCAGCGGGAGGGGACGGGCAATAAGGTTGCCAAGGAAATCGCCGATATATTCCATAAATACACCGAAATGGCTCGTTTAGAGCTTAATGGATTGGGTGCTGACATTGGCCGACTTGAGGGCCGCATTGCGCGGC